TGGCGATTACTTTGAGTCGCAAGGAGAAATTGATTGGCAAGGTGGTGGTGTAAGCGATTTTGGTCAATACACTTTTGAACTAGATTACGAGTCTGATAAGGATAAAGATGATGTCTAAAGGATCTCGCCAAAGACCAATGAATAAGCAGAAGTTCAACTCTAGCTTTGATAATATATTCAATAAAGCTATACCTGAGTTAAATGTAGAATGGCAATGTTATTGTAATAAGATTAATGAAGTTAGAGAATTTTATTCTATGGACTCTAAAATATTTAGTGTTGCTGATAAAGAGAGATTCGCCAAAGCTCACAAAAAAAAGTACAACATTTAATTTTCCTCAGAGGATCACAGGGAAGTGATCCATTCAATCATTCATTCAATCAGTTAGCCAAACCTAGTCAATTCTAGCCAATTCAATTAAATCTTAGTCGTAATTTCTAATATTAAACATATTTTAAGATAATACAAAAGAATATATTATATAAAAATATTTCTTTACATATTAATTAAAATCATGTTCTAATAAGATAACTAATAAACATTAAGAGGTTAGTGAATAAAAATGAAAATATATAATACTAAAAAAATAGAAAACTTCGAAGATATTTTAAATAGGATATCTAATGATCTTAATTTGAATGTAGATTATAAGGTAGTTAGTAATAATTGCTATAATGTAAAAATAAGGTAAACGCAGTATGTTGGCATGGTTATCGTGATTTTATGATTGAATTATATAAAATAAATAATAATTTCAGGATAAAAACTTGCGATATTTATTATCAAAATAAAGAAGATTTTTATAATAGATATGAAAGTACAGGTTATCAAAATATCGGTAGTGTAATAAACCCAATACAATACAAAAACGCTTGTTTATGTAATGAAGATATAAGGTTATCAGCATGATAGAGCAAGTAATATTATTATATTTCTATCTAGCATTATTCTGTGTTATAGGGTTATTAGCTGGATTAATTATCTGGCTAATGGCTCTATGGCATAGAGGAGATAAAGAGTTTGTTATTACATGGTTATCTGGAATAACTATATCTATAACAATAGCAATTTTAATTATATAAATAGGAGTAAATAAGATGAAATATATTACAGAATGTAAAACCAATAAAACAATCACAAAAGAGATTAAATTTGTTGATGTGTTTGCGGGTAAATATAAAAAATCAACTTTTTTAAAAAGTGATTATAAAACTGGCGACAGATACCAACACAAGACAAAAAGACAAGCGTTAGAACAGATAGAGAACATGAAAAAGAATAATATAGAAATAATCTATATTGGTAAATATTAATAAACAGGAGAATAAACGATGAAAAAACAAGATATAAAAACTAAGATCGAATTTGGTGGGTTTTATGAGTCTATCCATTCACATTGGATAGATAGAAACATTGAAAGCTATTATGAAGATGGAAACTATCCAGAATATCATTATAACAATGTTGACTATCAAAAAACCCATGATTCTTATATAGAAGATTATTGTAGTAAATTCGAAAGTTATATTTTGAATGAATATAAATTAAATATTGATTTTAAAAATATAAGTTTAAATTCTCCCAAATTCTACAATTTTGAAACTGACACTATTTATTGTGATGTAGATAAAAAACAATCTCAAAAACTTATTAATTATTTTAATAAATATCCTGATTTTTTAGAACATTTAAAAGATAGAACTAAGTCATATGATGGATATATGAGCTTTTATACATACTATCAAGCTATTAATGATAAAGATAATATATTAATCATGTATCTATTAGAGTATTTGGCTAATCAATTCAATGAAAAAGTCATTATATATGGTGAAATAGAATTTGATATATATTTGATAAAAGAAGATTTTAAACTAAATACAGGAGTGTAAAACAATGAAAAAACAATTCATAGAACATGATAAAGATTATTTAATAAAGGAATTATGGGGAGCTTGTATAATGCTTTTACCATGTTGGGCTAGTTTGTCACATTTTGAAGATGCTAAAATTTTACATAAGAATAATTATAAAATTACTAGAAATTTTGTAAAAAAGAGATTGGCATATTATAGAAAACATAGAGAAAAAATATCAGATGATTTTGATTATTATATATCAGATTTTGATATATATTTTAACCCAAAGAAATTCTTTAATTCTCATTGGGTTAAAAAAGAGATAAAAGAACTTAATAAATAACCATATATAACCATAAAAAAACCCTTAGAAGTACTCTAAGGGTTTTAATATATATAATGATTAATTATTATTGGTTTTTTAACTCCTCTATATCATATTCTTGTTCTATCTTAACTAACATTAAATCATTCCCTAGTTTGCAGTAATAATTTGAAAGTCTTTTTAATGCTTTAATTTCTTGTTCTGTGTAATCTTCTGCGTAATCTTCTGATTCTAATTCATACATTTCAGAAGTATTATAAAAACTAATTATTTTGTCATTACTATTAATATATTTATTATGGTATAAATCCCAATAATTTAGCTTTTTACCATTTAATATATTTCTAGCTTTACTAACGCTCATATTTTCCATATTCTTATCCTCTTTTATCGTTAAATTTTGTTATCTTTTTTAATTGGTATAACTCCAATATTTAAAGACTAAATAAAATATTTCTAATTGTCAACACTTGCAGACAAAAAAAACCCTCAGAAAAAATCTAAGGGTTTTATTATTATATATAATGATCTATTTAATTATTTTCCTTAAAAGCACTTTCTCTATCTTCATCATCTAAAACATCATGCCATTCTGAAACAGCATCTATTCTAGCATCACATTCATTAAAAGATATTACAGGCATAATACCAATTTTATCTTTTAATTCTTTTTTCTCATCTATATATTGAGATTTTTTCTCAAGGTTTTTCTGTACCACCTTTAAAGATTTATTAATTTTAATCATTAATAGGCATTTTAATGAAATATTCCTAATAGTCAACCAATATTGTGCAAGTATAATAAAAAAAATCGGCTTTGAACTCCAAGTAATATATCTACTATATACATATATAGATTATTACCAGGTAATAACTAGCTTATACTTATTAGAGGTTTATGGATCGTTGGATCAACAGGTTATAGAAAGTAGTTTGCTATAGTACTAACACTCCCTTTAAATAAAAATAAGATACCATAATAGCCGCTAACATAAATAATATAGGCATCTACTACTAAAATATAAACAGTTCATAACAAGTCTATTAGCAATCTATAAGAAAATAATAATATTAATGATTGATGATGTGCAAATAAAATAGAAACACACGCGACACCCCCCACGACCACGCGTGATTATATATATATATTAACCCACACTATGGTAGGAAATATAAGACCATTAGCACTCACTAATATACTAGATATAGCCCTATTCAATCTAATACAACACAAGATGTTGCGTTTTATTTTAAAAAAACATATACTTTGAGGTGGAGTATTATGTCTAAAGATCGTGTTCAAGCAATCCTCGGTGAGTTAAATAAACGACAAGAGGAAAATAGGTTAAACTACTACCAACCCTACGAGTTTCAAAAAAGGTTTCATAAAGCTGGTGTAGAGTCCTCTCAGAGGCTTTTGATGGCAGCTAACAGGGTGGGTAAGTCTTATGTGGGAGCTATGGAAATGGCAGCTCATTTGACTGGATTATACCCTAAATGGTGGAAGGGAAAAAAATACGATAAACCTATTAGGGCATGGGTGTGTGGAGCTAGTAATGAAACCACAAGAGATATATGCCAGAAAGAATTATTTGGGCAACCAGACAACCCAAGAGATAGAGGAAAGGGAAGTATTCCAAAACATCTCATTGGCGAAACAACAAGAAAACCAGGTGTGCCTAATGCACATTCCTCGGTGCTTGTTAAACACAGAACAGGTGGGTGGTCTAGGGTTGCCTTTAAAGCCTATGAAATGGGTGCTGAAAAATTTATGGGGGAGAGTTTAGATATTATATGGCTCGATGAAGAACCACCTCAAGATATCTACTCACAATGTATTACTCGTACTTTGGACAAGAAAGGACAAGTCTACCTGACTTTTACCCCTGAGTCAGGTATGACTGAGGTAGTACAAAACTTCACCTCAGATTTAAGACCAGGACAAGCCCTAGTTACAGCAGGGTGGGAAGATGCAGAGCATTTGACCGAGGACATGAAAGAACAGATTTTAGCTGCCCTACCTCAACACGAACGTGATATGAGATCAAAGGGCATACCGATGATAGGAAGTGGATTAGTTTTTCCTATCGATGAAGATAACTTAGCCTGTGATCCGTTCACCATACCCCCTCATTTCGCAAGGATTGCAGGTCTAGATTTTGGATATGACCACCCTACAGCCGTAGTTTGGTTAGCTTGGGATAGAGATAAGGATATTGTCTACGTTTATGACTGTTACAGCATGAGTAAACAAATTCCAAGTTATCATGCATCACATATTAATGAACGGGAAGGTAGCGACTATATCCCTATAGTCTGGCCACACGATGGCTACCAACACGATAAAGGCTCTGGGATTACCCTAGCTGAACAATATCGTGATGCTTATGTTAATATGCTGCCTTTCCACTTTGAAAACCCACCAGCATTAGGCGAGAAAAAAGGAGGTAATTCGGTTGAGGCAGGTCTTATGGAAATGTTAGACAGAATGGAATCTGGAAGATTTAAAGTATTTAATACCCTTTATAGCTGGTTTGAGGAGTATCGTATGTATCATCGTAAAGATGGAAAACTGGTTAAACTTAAAGATGACTTAATGTCGGCTACAAGATATGCTGCCATGAGTCTTAGACATTCAACAACTAAAGGATCACGATGGAACAGTAAAGGCAGATTAGGCCCTGATGTAGCTGTCGTATAGGAGATAAATATTATGCCATTACCACCAATAATAGGAGCAGGATTATCAGCAGCAGCAAGATTAGCAGCTAAAAAAACAGCAAAGAATTTAGCAAAGAATAAAAAATTGCAAAAACAAATTGATTTAGATAAAGAACTTGTAAGAAAAAAAACTGTTTCCCAAAACAAGTCTTTATTAGATGATATTGCTAAAGGAAACCACCCTCAGAAAGGACAAATGACAGAAAAAGAATGGAAAAACTTTCAATCAGCAGCACAAAGATTTAAAAAAAGGTACGGAAAATAAATGGCTAAAAAAATGACCGATGATGAATTAGCATCAAAACTGAGTAATGAGATAGAGTCTGCTTCTGGCAATTTT